ATATTATTACGGAAGACATAGTACAGATAACTTAAATGATGGTTATTTGGGAAGTGGGAAATGGGTTAGGTCTATAAAAGATAAATCTGCTTTGAGAAGAAATATTGTCTTATTTTGTGAAAATTATCAAGAACTTCTTGAAAAGGAAGAAGATTTCATTTCCAAAAATATGAATGACCCAAAATGTATGAATTTTAATGAAAAATCTGTTGGATTTTCAATTATAAATCATCCTAGTAAATTATTGAAGGGGTCAAAAATTTTAAGTGATAGAGTTAGAGGTGAAAAAAATGGTATGTATGGGAAAACTCACTCAGAAAAATATAAAAAATATTTAAGTGAAACTATGAAAGGAGAAAATAATCCATTTTATGGCAAAAACCATACAGAGGAAACAAAAGAAAAAATACGACAAAAAAAGATAGGGTTGAAGTTTTCTCAAAAGGTTATTGATAAGTTAAAAAAAAGATTTCCTGGAACTACACATCCTAATTCTAAATTGACCGAAGAACAAATATTACAGATATATTCTATGGCTTGGGAAGGTACAATGACACAAAAACAAATAGGAGAAATGTTTAACATTAGACAAGGACACGTAACTAAAATAAAAAATGGAAAACTTTGGAATAAGATTACAAATCACAATAGTGAATTATTATGAGTTTTATATATGAGCCATTAGTTCTTCCAAAATTGGAAAGAGAACATATTGGCGATAAAAGACTTTATTTTAGGCCTGATAATAAAGCTAAAAAGTTTATTTCTATTACTACAATTACCAGTTTCTTTAATCGACATATTTTTGTAAATTGGAGAAAAAAGGTAGGAAATGAAGAAGCAGATAAAATCACTAAAGCTTCTACTATAAGAGGGACAGATTTACATACCTTAAATGAGTGCTACCTTCAGGGACTTGATGCTCCAGAAGTTCCTGAAATTTCTAAAAGATTATTTGAGGTTAATAAATCAGCTTTAGACCGTATAGGTAAAATATATGGGATTGAGTTGGGTATGTATAGTGAATACCTAGGCATTGCTGGAACTTGTGATTTAATTGCAGAGTTTGACGGTGAACTAGCTATTATTGACTATAAAACTTCCAAAAAGCCTAAACCTAGAGCTTGGTTAGAACATTATTTCGTTCAGTGTTGTGCTTATGCATTTATGCTTAAAGAACTCACTGGAATGGAAGTTAAAAAATTCATAATCATTATGAGTTGTGAGAATGGAGAACTTGTAATTTACGAAGAACGAGAACTTGCAAAATACATTAAATTACTAGTAAAATACATCAAACATTATGTTAATGAGAACACCAATGATTAGTACAACGATTGTAGAAAATATTATGGAAACAAAATTTTTATCTGCAGAAAAGTTTTCATTAGATATTGAAAATTATGTAAAAGAAAATCAATGTGATTATATTGAAGCTATTGTTTCATATTGTGATGCAAATGGAATTGAAGTAGAAACTGTTCCTAAACTGTTATCTAAACCATTAAAGGAAAGATTAAAATTTAATGCTGAAAAACTTAATTTCTTAAAGAAAACTTCAAAATCAAAAACTAAATCTTTGATATGAGCCCGTATGATACTTATGTAATTTTTTTATGCCTTAAGCATCACTTTACTAAACCTAACTATGATATTTTTAAATATAATTGGAAGACCCGAGCTTCAATAGGGGCATATAATAAAAGAAAAGACCGATTTTTCTTTGAACGAATTTCAAGAAAAAAAACAGAAATTGAAGTTAAAGAATTTTTTATTTCAAATTTTGCAGCTACAGAAAATCCAAATGGAGTGTATATTCCCGACTTAATGAAAGATGGGGAAGAAATATATACGGAATGGAGAAAGAAAGTTCAAAGTCTTACTTATAACTTTAAGTCTGAATTTGAAGTATTACTATCTAATTATACCTTAAATGAACTTTTAGAGTGTAAAAATAATCAACATTCAATACTGATTAAAAAATATTTACAGAAATCAATTTCAATTGAAACTATAGTTATACTAGATAAAATTTTAGGTTATGTTTCACGATATGATAAAATTTTAGATGACCCAATTTGGGAAAGTATTAGTTTAAAAATTAAAAAATATTCTCCATTTTTAGAAATAAATAAAGAAAAATATATTCAAATACTAAAGGAGATTATTTGTGAGTGAATTTTTTAATTCCAACATTGTGAAAGATATAATGGAAGAACTTGCTGATATGCAAAAGGATTTGATAATGCAAACTCTTTATATTCCATATATGACTACCGAACAAAAGAGAAGTCATCTTCAATTGATGAAAGACTTTTTGGATAAACAAAAACTTTTGTTTTTTAGAATGACCTTATCAGATGATGTAGAAGCACAGAACGTTAAGAGTGAAATTTTAAAAAGCGCACAGACTTTTGGAATAGTGAGTGGTGATAGTACTGATGACTTTTTTGATGCTTTAGAAAAAACAATTGATGGACTTGCAAAAATTTTAAACTTGGAGTAGAATACTCAAGTGGCTAGGAAACCCACAATTAAAGCTAATCCACACAGGCCATATACAATCTATACGAGGAATACAAATGTCGTTCACTGACTTAAAACAGAAATCAAAAATGGGTTCTCTTACTGAGAAACTCATTAAGCAAGTAGAAAAATTGAATAATGGTGGAGGAAACGAAAAGGATGACGAACGTTTCTGGAAGCCAACATTAAATAAAAAAACTGAAACTGGTTATGCAGTTATTCGGTTTCTTCCCGCAGGAGCGGATTGGGACGATGAGTACGTTCAGGCATTCAGTCACGCCTTCCAGGGTCCTGGAGGTCAGTGGTTTATCGAAAGCTGCCCTACCACCATTGGTCGAAAATGTCCCACTTGCGCGCACAACAGCCAAGATTGGGCGACTGGAGATAAACAGAAGCAAAATACTGTAAGGGACCGTAAGCGTAAACTTTCTTATTATGCAAATGTTTATGTACTGAAAGACCCAGACAGTCCAGAAAATGAAGGAACAGTAAGAATTTTCAAATTCGGCAAGAAAATTTTTGAAAAAATTGACGCAGCTCTTCGTCCAAAGTTTCAAGACGATACTCCAATCAATCCATTTGATTTTTGGACTGGCGCAGACTTTAAACTTAAAGTTCTAAAGAAAGATGGGTATTGGAATTATGATAGCTCTGAGTTCTCTAGTTCTTCTTCTCTGTTAGATGGAGATGATGATGAGCTAAAAGAAATCTATAATAAACTTTATAACCTCAATGAGTTTGTTGACCCTGAGAAATTTAAGACATATGAAGATCTTCAAGTACGTCTAGATAAAGTTCTAGGTATGGTTTCTTCTCAAACTCAAAACAAAAAAGTTGATCCAGAACTTCAAGAAGAAATGGATGAAGATTATCAAGAAGTCAGTTCTAAAAAATCTTCAAAGACTATTTCTAAAGTAGTTGATGATGAAGATGATGATGAGGATAATGCTCTAGATTATTTCCAGAAACTTTCACAAATGTGATAGATGGGGGAGCATAAAGCTCCCCTTTTAAACTTTTTTAGTCTTATCATCAATATATTGAGATGATTTACCATATTTCATAATGTTCTTCATATCAGATATAAATGCTCCTAAGTATTCTTTTTTAAGAATTAAAATTTGTCTTTTATCTTCATTATTTTTTACTTCATATTCATAGTTAGTAATATCGTTTGTTGATTTAAATTCTTGAACTATTTCTTGTTCTGTATTTGTCAAGTCAATTGAGTATCCTCTGGTCTCAAATACTACGTTCATATTTTGAAATGGTTCGGACATTTTTAAATTCCTATTTCTGAGTATCTAAATTTAAATATTGGAACTATTTTATTTTGAATTGGGTCAATTTCACCAACAACTTCATATAATCTTTCTGGAATATTAATCTTAATATCACTTAATATATCTTGAATTTCAATTGGAACTATTCCTCCCCTAGTAGTAACTCTAAGTGTTCCTCCCCATCCAGAAGGCCAATTATCAACTATATTATTATTTATTTCAACATCTAAAATTTGATTTGATCTAGTATAAACTTTTAAATCTGAAGTTTCAATATTTATATCCGGAATTAGATATAATGTATCTTCATCTGGCCTTTGCTTTACATTGAGAGCTTGAATTAAGTTTACAGAGACTGTAGTTAGGTTGTCTCCAGATGGAAATCCATCTAATTGATAATTACCTTCCCCTAAAACAGTACTAAAATCACTAGGAGTATTTACATTTGGATCTGCTCTCAATCCTTCTGGTATTACTAATCTATTATACTCATCTCTTAGTTCATTTGTTTCGGTGTGATGAATTTCTTGAAGAGCTTCATCACTACCATATTTGTCTATTAGATATTTGTAGAATGAATTATTATTTGCGGGCCATCCTTCATTTATATTTGTAATATTATTGGTAATTAAAATCACCCAATCAAGTTCTGGGTCACCGTAAACTTTTTCTGCAACTTCATCTGGCCTTTCGTTTCCTTCAATTTGATAATAATAAAATGCGGTTACTGCATTTGTAATATCTTCACGAAGTTTAGCCCTTTTCCATAAATTTTTTATAGTTACATAATCTTGATTAGTAGATTGGTTTGGAAATCTTAATTTTACTTGTAGGTTTGGAAGTTCGTTAAAGTATGCCATATCAATACCCGATTTCGTCTGCTTCTACTTTAGGAAGATCAAATTTATAATCATCGGGAATAGTATTTTGATAATCTGTGTCAAAAATTGGTTCAAGTTCTTGAAATGTCATAGTCATAGTAACCGAGGACGGCTGCCCTCCTTCATATGCAGACCATTTACCGTTTGGAGAATAATTGACTGCAAACCCTTTGAGAGCACATATTTTAAACTTATTTATACCTTTAATTTGGTCGTTTCCACTTTTATACTCCAATTTATATACATTTGGAGTTCCAAGAAATAAACTTGCTCCTCCAGCTTGAAGATTTCTTTTCTTTGCGGCCATACCTTGCTTAAAGGTTCTTATAATTTGATTTACAACTTTTGCCTCATCTTTACTTCTGGGGCTCATTAGATATGAAAAATTAAATCCTCTTAGGGTAACGTTGTTGAATAGTAGTTGCATATTAGAATTAGGAACTACACCTAGTCCTCTTGCCAATATACTTTCGGGAGAAACTTCAAACCCATACTTTTGTAATATATATGAAGTTAATGCAGACTTTAACATATTTTCAGATTCTGCTCCTCCTCCAGAGGCTTTATTCATTAAGTCTGCAAGTAATGCTGCTTTGGGAAGTTGGCTGGCAATATTCCCTAGACCTGGCATCTTTAAATTTGCCAGGAATTTAGTTATTTCAGACGCAGCAAGTCCAGCAGCAGTTCCTCCAGTATTATTTAAAATTGTACCGGTAGCTGCTGTAGCTAGAGAGTTCATATTATCTTCTCCCCAGGCTACATTATTGCTATCTTGTGCGTTGTTTGGCATTGGTAATATAATTCTAGCTCCGATGTCCTCTTTTGTAAATCTCCCTCTAGTAATCCCTTTAGTTAGTATCTCTGTTATATTTGCACCTCCAGAAAATATATCTTCAGTTGGAGGTTTATATATTATTTCAGTAATTTGTAGTGTATCTTGCCTGTCTGAAATCATATCCATTGGATATTTTAATGTTTGTTTTCCTGCAGTAGCTGGACTTTTTATTGGAGTATAATCTGGATTTGGTTTCAATCCACCAGAAAATAAATCTAATATATTTCCTTGTCCTGGTGGATTTGAAAGTATTGGAATTGCTCCTGCAATTCCTGGAGATGTTCCTACGGCTGAGTTTATTACTCCAGGTTTTGCAGTTTGATTTTGTGGTTTTGTAGTATCGTTTGTAATATTTCCTTTACTTTGTCCTCCCAAAGTCTGAAAGGTATCATGAACTGTAGTTCGTATTCTTGTACTTAATGCTTGCCCTTCTGCAGTAAGATTATCTGGATTTTTGTCTGTAAATAATGTTGTATCTTGAATTGCATCACTATAATATGTTCCATTTTGATAAAATAATGCATCACCAATTCCAAGTATATTTTTCTCTATTAACCTATGGTCTCCAGTGTTAGGGTCATATTGCAGTGCAAGTTGAAGCCCCAATGGACCACAGGTATTACATCTGTGAAAATTTTCATTTATAGTGATGTACGCCATTTATGGAGATGAAAGTGTATCTGGATAATCCCATACTTTATATTTTGGAAAAGATTGACCCCTTTTGTCAACAAATTTTTCAGTAGGTAATAGTGAAACTCCTTCCCAATCATCTTTTGGAACTTTATAGAAATCAGTAATTACATTTCCAAAAAGATAATTTTTCAATGTTTTTCTGGGAGCGTTTACTTCTCCTTTCTTATTTAGATAGGTTCTTGCAACTGCTCCACGATATGATGGATTTAAATAGTGAACGTTAGAACCAAAAAATAATCCTGCTCTTGGATTTACGTCAATAATATAGACTAATGGATGTTGGTCCCAAAATTTATATTTCTGTGCGAATTTTGCAGAATATAAAAAGAATACAAAATCACCGGGTTCTATGAAAAATGTATCTAATTGATTAATATTCTTTTTTTGGTAATTCTGAAGTTCATTCATTAATGAATTTGTATACCAATCTGAAGATTTATACCCAGTTCTTCCTGCCTTTTTTCTTATATCTTCTGATAACGTCATCTGGTTCCAAATAACTCTACTTCCGTAAAAATTTTAAATTCCATATTTCTATCTTCACACCATTCCCTTGCAGCACTCCATTTTGCTTGATTTCTAGCCCAAGTTTGAACTCTATAAACCCAAGATTTAGTTCTTCTCTTTGGATTTTTTTCTGGTTCTATTAAATCTTTTGCAGGTTTAACTTCTATTACTGCTTTTCTAATGTTTCCTTCTTTATCTTTATACTTTATAAATACGTCAGGAAAATATCTTTTATATCTTCCTGTAACTGGGTCTAAGTATGGTATAACTTTTTCTTCACTTTCCCATAAAAGTACATTTTCTCTTAAATCACAATATTGAAACATCTTAAGTTCATATGAACTTCGGAAGATTATGTTGGTACAATCTCCATTGTACTTGTTTGGATTTTTTGGTCTATATTTTCCTTGTTGATAAGACCCCATAAATATATAAAAGCGTTACTGTATTTATAAATGGCTACAGAACTAGGAAGCGGACCTGGAGCGGGGCAACCCCCGATAGGTTTTTTATATAATACAATTTCTGGTAAAGGAAGGCAGGACGGAAATCTTTCTGCGTCTGCAATGGATATGATGGGTGAGGTATCCGTCACCAGTCAATTTAAAGTATCTTTACATTTAGCTTCTAGGGGAACTAGTAAATTAGAAAGTTGGTTGAGTAAAGATGGACTTCTTGGGAGTATAGATGAGGTCACTACTTATGATTTTATGTGCTCTGAGACTAGTCTTCCTGGAGCTGGATTTAATACTTATGATGAAATGGGAAGTAGGCAAGGTGTGAAAGAAACATTTGCTGCAAGTAGGTTATATACAACATTTGATATGTCTTTTTATGTAGATACGCAATACCGAATGATTAGATTGTTTGAGGAATGGATGAATTTCATAAATCCAATTTATAGTTTTGGTGGTATAGTTGAACCAAATCCTGCTGGTACTGGGTATGGAAATGCAAAAAATAGGCCAGATTTCTTTAGAATGCAGTATCCAGATGATTATAAGAGAATTATTTCTGTTACAAAGTTTGAGAGAGATTTTCTGCGAGATCCCACAAAATCTTCTGGAACTACTGGTTTCAATTTCAATAATCAGACCACACTAACGTATAGAATGATTGATGCATTTCCTGTAAATATAACTGCAATTCCAGTTACTTATGATGGTAGTGTGGTAACTAAATCTAGAATTAGTTTTGCATATTCACGATATGTGATGGAAAGAAATCAACAAGAAGCAAGATCTATCACATAAATACTAAAAGATAATATAATTTGATATAGTATGTTACCAAAAATTATTACACAAGAGTTTGAACTTGAACTGCCATCCAATAATAAAAAAATAAAATATCGCCCATTTCTAGTAAAAGAAGAAAAAATACTTCTTCTTGCTCTAGAAAGTAAAGACAATAAGCAAATTACAAGTGCAATTAAACAAATACTCAAGAGTTGCATTTTAACTAGAGGATTAAAAGTAGAGGACCTTCCTACATTTGATATCGAATATATTTTCTTAAATGTGCGGGGTAAGTCTGTTGGTGAGAGTATAGACTTGATTGTAACTTGTAGTGATGATGGTGAAACTCAAGTTCCAGCGACAGTTTATATTGATGAAATAAAAGTTAAAAAAAATCCAGAACATACTCCAGACATTAAACTTGGAAATGATTTAGTTTTAAGAATGAAGTATCCATCATTGGATGAGTTTATTAAAACAAACTTTGATTTTGGTACAGATAATACAACTGCAAATATTGATAAATCTTTTGAAATTATTGCTTCTTGTATGGATGTAATTTTTACAAAAGAAAATAGTTGGGCGGCTAAAGATTGTACCAAAAAAGAATTATTTGACTTTATTGAAGGTATGGATACGAAGCAGTTTAAACAGATTGAAAAGTTTTTTCAAACTATGCCTGTATTGTCTCATACCTTCAAGGTAATAAATTCTAAAACTAAGGTTGAAAATGAAGTTGTTCTTGAAGGGCTAACTAGTTTTTTTACTTGACTATGAGTTATATTAATCTTGAAAGTTATTTCCGAATTAATTTTGCAGCTCAACAGTTTCATAAGTGGCCTATAAGTGAAATTGAAAATTCGGTTCCTTGGGAACGTGAAATATATCTTGGATTATTAGAGCAACATATCGAAGAAGAAAACTTAAAGAACCAACAATTAAATGGTTAGTAGTACACTCAATCCACAAGCTATTACTAAAAGTAGACCAGCTACTCCAAATAGCTTTGGAAGTTTTATGACTGGCAAGAGTTCTTTGGGAAATAGTTCTTCTCTTACCGAGGCATCAAACAAAATTGTAAAATTTTCTAATCCTACTGTATCTACAGTTCCATTAGATATATCAAGTTTATTGACAAATATTTCAACAAATATATTAAATCAAGTTGATAATTCAATACAAAATACAACTAATTTTATTAAGACTGATATAAATCGTGATTTTGAAACACAACTTAATAATCTTAGGAGTGATATTTATTCTAAGTTAGATGGAATACAAGATAACACCAAGTACTTACAAAAAGATGTAATCAAAACTACTAATGAAATATATCAACAAATACTCAATCAATCCCCAACTAAAATACAAAAGCAAATACTAGAACAGATAGTTCCTCAACTTGAAAATAGAATACTAGAACTTACTAATAATACAAATCAAAAGCAAATACTAGAACAGATAGTTCCTCAACTTGAAAATAGAATACTAGAACTTACTAATAATATAAATCCAAATCAAGAACAAACACAAAATCAAATATTAGAAA